AGCAAGTCCGGCCTTGATCAGATCGCCAAAAGCCCTCTGCACTACTGGTCCCGCTACCTGGATCCAAACCGCATCACGCCGGAGCCATCTGCTGCCATGCGTCTTGGCACTGCGCTTCATACACACGTGCTGGAGCTGGACCAATGGGACAATCAAATCGCGGTGGCCCCGAGCGACATCAACCGCCGGACCAAGGAAGGCAAGGAGCAATGGGCCGCATTCGAGGCCGCTGCCAAGCGCAAAACCGTGATCACCGCCGACGATGCCGAGGTGGTCATGGCCATGGGGCGCAGCATCATGCGCCATCCCGGTGCAGCAATGCTGCTGGGCCTGCCGGGCAAAGCTGAGACCACGCACATGTGGACGGACGCCACCTATGGGGTGGAGTGCAAGTGCCGGCCGGATTGGCTGACCGATGACGGCAGCATCATGGTGGATCTCAAAACCACCAGAGACGCCAGCCCACGCGGCTTCATGCGCAGCATCGCTGATTACCGCTACCACGTGCAGGCAGCTTGGTATCTGAACGGGGTTGAGCAGGCCACCGGCAAGCGCCCGGATCAGTTCATCTTCATCTGCGTGGAATCGACCGCGCCATACGCCGTAGCGGTCTATGCCGCTGATGAGGTGATGACTGATCGCGGCTACGAACAAGCCATGAAGGATCTAGGCAAGCTGGCTGTTTGCCGCGCGGCTGATAGTTGGCCGAGCTACAGCGATCAGATCGAAACCATCAGCCTGCCGGGCTGGATGACGGGCGCCACTGGCCAGCAGCAGGCAACCACTGAGATCGAGACTTACTAATGGATCAACAATCAGCCCTCACAACCCAGCCATCAGGCTCGGTGTTCAGCGGCATCCAAGCATTCGAGGATGCGCAGCGGATAGCGAAGGCCCTGGCCAGCAGCACGCTCATCCCGCCGCAGTTCCAAGGGCAACAGGGTTTTGCCAACTGCCTTGTGGCGCTCGAGATTGCTGGCCGGATGGGCATCAGCCCGTTCTTGGCCATGCAACATCTGCACGTGATCCATGGTCGCCCCAGTTGGAGCAGCAGTTTCATCATTGCGATGGTGAACGGCTGCGGCCGGTTCAGCCCATTGCGGTTTGAACTCAGCGGCCAGGGCGACAGCCTCGCTTGCTATGCGGTCGCCAAGGATCTCGCCAGCGGCCAGGAGCTGAAAGGCCCAACCATCACAATGGCGATGGCCAAGAAAGAAGGATGGGCCACCAAGACTGGCAGCAAGTGGATCACAATGCCTGAGCTGATGATCCGTTATCGGGCTGCTGCCTTCTGGGGTCGTCTGTATGCGAGCGATATGTTGCTCGGGATGCAGAGCCAGGAAGAGGTGCTCGATGTGCAGCCGGTCACCGTGACCGAAACCAGCGTGGCGGATCTGAATGCTGCTATCGCGCAGCCGGCACCTACACCTGAGCCCGTTGCCGCACCAGTGGAGGCCGATCAGGATGAGCTCTTCTGAGTATCTGACAGCGCCCCAGCTGGCAAAGCGATGGGGATTGCACCCTGACACGCTGAAACGATGGCGTGATGCCGGGAAGGGCCCCTCTTATTTCAGAACGCCCGGTTTCGTGCTCTATCCCCTGGCCGAGGTGGAGCGATACGAACAGGCCAATACCATCAACCCCCAGAACCAATGAGCTTCAAACTCAATCTGAGCATCTTCAAGAGCACCAAGCCTGAGAGCAAGGTGGATTTCAGCGGAATGATGAACGTGAAAGTCGAAGAGCTGGATGCGTTCTGCGCGTTTGTGATGAGCCAAACGCCGGATCAGTACGGCTCAGTTCAGGTGCCGATCAGCGGCTGGAAGAAGACGAGCCAGAAAGGGCTGGCGTATGTGAGTGCTGTGGCGCAGCCGCCCCGTGACTGGGTGCCGCCTATGCAGGCTGCAGCGCAGAACCTGGCCAATGCCACCGATGGTGTGGTGGTTGATGTGGAGCCTGATCTTTTCTAACGCCCCATCAGCTCGCACTCGAGGCGAGCGATTTCGTTCACAGCCTGCTGCAGAAGCTTTTGCTGGTAGCAGGCTTGCTTCAAGAGCGCCGCGGCCATGGTGCCGGCATCTGGGCTGCTGAGCAGGTTGCGGGCCTGCTTTTCAATTTCAAACTGCTGTTCGGCGGTCAGCTGAACTGCCATCCACTCACCGAAATTCATGGTGCCATAGTGGTGGTGTACATCATCAGGCTAGCGAAGCTGTGAACTGTCCCCGGTGCGGATGCGGTGAGATCCGGGCAATGCTGACGAATAGCAGGGGCCAGGATCGTGTGATCCGTCAACGGCGCTGCACTGGCTGTAGGCATGTCTGGTACACCGCTGAACTGCCTATAAGTGCGGCGGTTGTGGGATGGGAGCGCACGCCAGGGACCGGGAAGAGCGTGCCAACCTTGCGCGTACCAGTGGAGCTAGCAGTAGGCAGCAACGCAGTGTAACGGAATGCAACGCGTCCCATTGCGCGTGCACCGTGGACGGTGTAATATAGGGCCACGAGGGGGATGGGTCCACTCGCAAAACTCAACCCACGCGGAACCGGGCACACGACGCGTCACCACGAGCCCAACACGCCCTAAGTAAGGCTGCACCGCCGGTTGGCCCGGCACACCTACCCACACCGCACCATGCTCACCGCCACTCTCCTGGTGATCTGGAAGCTGTTCCTACCGCTGCTGCTTGTGGTTGCAGTGATCGACTGGCTGACCGCCAGCAACGATCGCCGCGTCCGCATCCTGCGCCGCACTGGTCTTACACAGCAGCAGATCGCAGACCGTCTCAACCTGTCCCGTTATCGCGTCCGTCGGGCGCTCGCATCATGATCAATCACATCAACAACGCCATCTGCTGCCTGATCGCCGCGGCCGTGTTCGCCATGATCGGCATCGAGTCCGGCGCACATCACAGCCCCACTCACTCCGGTACGCAGCAGGTGGTGCGCCATGACTGACCGCAAAGAGTATCCAACAGAAGAACAGATCAGGCGCCTGTGGGCCGTTATCCAATGTGAAGACGATTACGGCTACAAGCACCAACCACAAAGATTTGCAAGAGCTGTTCTGGCTCTATGGGGTGCAGGCGGATACGTACAAACGCACAAGCCAACAGATGCGCAACTGTCGATCCTTGCCATCGATACTCATGACTGAACGCCGCTTTTACTTCACCATCAAGGCCGCCAACGTATTTGAGTGCGTGCAGGCCCACAGCCTCACCGAGGCCAAGCTGATCGCTGCTGACACGTGGCTGGAATGGTGGTCGCAGATTGAATGGATCAACGCAGAACCAACACGCCATGGCTGAAGTAAACGGTGCACTTTTTCAATGGCGCACTGATGAATCCGAAGTAGGCACCTATGGCGAAGGCATAAGCAGGCCACGTCATGGCGCCCGCGTGCGTGAATACTGCGTGATCATTTACCCCAAGGGGGCACGGCCAATCACGTGGTACACGCGCGCCGAATCAAAACGCGCGGCTCAGAAGTATGCGCGCAATCGCTGGCCAGGTGCTGCCGTGGAGGTGGCATGAGCGACATCCGTCACCGCATTGAGCAGCTGCTGAGCGACACCAGTGCCTTCACGGCTGGTCAGACTGAGGAACGCCAGCGGATCCGCCAGCTGATCGACATCAGAATTGACCAGTTGTGCGGCACCGTTGGGATCCGCAACCGCCAACAGCTCTGTGCTGAGCTGCTCCACATTCGCCAACACCTCGAACCATGAGCGAAGCAGTCAAACTCGACCAGCAGCGCGCCGACATGATGGACGCGCTCTATGAACGCAGCGGTCGCACCTGCAGCACCTATACCGGATTGTGGGAGGAGTTCTGTCGCGACCTGGCTGCCAACTTTCGCGACACGCCATACCCCGAGCTGCTGACTCGCGTGGTACGCGCGATGGATGCCACTGAGTCGGTATTCAGTCAGAAACAGGCGCAGCAGGCGATCGAAGTCTGCCGCCAGCAATTACTGGGAGATAAGTGGCGATGAACGTTGAGCTGATTCACTGCACGCCGCAGGCCGAGGCGTTGATCGTGAAGATGGCGAGGGTGAGCAACCCATCCAATGCAGATAACACCGTCACCGCGCCGAAACTGCTGCGCTACCTAATTCAGCACGAACATTGGAGCCCGTTTGAGATGGCAAGTTTGTGTGTCAAGGTTGAGACCGAGCGCGACATCGCTGCCCAAATCCTCCGTCACCGATCGTTCAGCTTTCAGGAGTTTTCGACACGCTACGCACGCACGTCTATCGCAGAGATTCCGCACTTCAGGCGTCAAGACGTTAAGAACCGCCAGAACTCCATGGACGATTTAACGCCCGAGGATCAAGAGCGGCTGGCGCGTGACGCTGGTGAGGTGATCACCAAGGCGTACGGACTCTACTACGCACTGGTGGATCAAGGCGTGGCAAAGGAAACCGCTCGGCGCATCCTGCCACTATGCACGCCGACCACGCTCTACATGCACGCCACTCTCAGAAGCTGGATCCATTACATCCATGTGCGAACGGATCCGAGTACCCAACTTGAACACCGACAGATCGCTGAGCAGTGCCGCGCAATCTTTGCAGAGCAGTTTCCAATCATTGCCGAGGCGGCTTTTGATGCTTAGTTCTACACACTAAACACCATGAAGGAATCACAGCGCACCTGCCGTTTTGTTGAGCTAAAGAACTACAGCATTGACCGCAAAGGCGATGATTTTCTTGAAGTCACTGAGTGGACAAACGCCGAAGGCTTTGACGTTCACATTAGCCGTGGGGAACAGTCAATGTCTTTTACCTGGGGAGAGTTCACAGCTTTGCAACAGGCTCTCGGAGACTGGATCGAACAGCCCAACTCAACATGTCCGCACATTATTTCCAGTGACGAGGGTACTAGCTACTGCAAGCTGGCTGAGAAAACGGCAGATCTACTTGCCAAGTTGCGTGCTTGAAGCCCAGTAGTCCGATCAACTAATGACTGACCCCATCAATCCAGCCCATTACCGCCGCGGCCCAGTCGAGGCGATCGACGTGATCGAGTCAGCCGTCACCGATGCGCCGCACATGGTGCCCGCATATCTGCAGGGCCAGGCGCTGAAATACTTGCTGCGCATCTGGTGCAAAGGCAATGCGCTCGAAGATGCTCGTAAGTGCCAGTGGTATCTCGCCCGTCTTATCGCCAAACTGGAAGGATGATGCGCCAACTGCCTGGTCTCAATATCTTTGAGCGCATTGCGCTGCGCATCCTGTCGCGCAGCCGCAACACCGGCCTGGTCGTAGTGAAGCCATACGGCTATGGCTGCATCTATGTGGCATCAGACGCCACTGATCCGGTAGCAGCCTATGTCACCAACGGGGCAGATGAGCCTTACTCCATGGTGTTAGAGCGTATCTTCCATCAACCTGCGGCTGGTGAGGTGGAATGATCAGCATGCACAGTGGCCGCCTATTGCTGCTGTGCAGTCGCGCTGACCGCACATGGCACGCTCGCGTGGTGCTTGGTCCCAAGTCAGAACACCAGTTTGAGATGGATACCGGCACCATTCAGCTGCAGGCTGCATTGCTGAAAGCGCAGCACGTCTATCAAGCCGCACGCGCCAAACTGCGTCCAGCTGATGAGCCTCCGATGTGCTGGGATTGCCAGCATTGGGATATGCGACAGCAGCGCTGCAGTCTGGAGTTGCCAGAATCAAAGAAAAGCGGCGGCCGTTATGCGGCCAGGTGTGAACTGTATGTTCGGTCCTGAAGTGATCAGCCGCACGGATCGAGACGGCGGCTACATCGAAACATTGATGCCGGTACAGGGTGAGGTGTACTACCGCAGTTGTGTGGGCGGCACCTGCCGCTACAGCAGCGACCTGTGGCAGGCCGAGCTGTATCTGGATCATCTGCTGGCCCGCTGATGTTGCGCGACGTACTGATCCTGATCGTCGAGTATTGGGCGACGTGCCTGATCGCGTTGTGGGTTTGCAGCAGAATTCTGCCGTGATTGGGGTGCCCGGTGGCCAGGGCTCACGCGCTCCTGGCCTCACCGCTGCCGGGCAAAACGGACGCCCAGAAACGAAAATAAACAACAGTGGCAGTTTAGGGCGTGCCAACCACCCAGCGCGAAAGTGCCCATTCACCCATGGCAGACCAGAAAGGTTGAGCTCTGTACCAATCAATCCAGGGGTTGTGTCCCTTGCTTGAATTACATGCCCAGCAGCAGGCAACTAAGTTGCTGCGAACGGTAAGGCCGCCGTGCGCTTTAGGGATCACATGATCGAGCGTTGGCGAGCGGCCCAGTTGATCACCGCAGTAGGCACATCGGTAGTTCCAGGCGAGAAGAATCTGATCGCGTGCTGATCGACGCGTGATCAGGCGCGTCTCTTCAATGTGATGACGATCCAAGGTCTGGCGGCAGGGGAATGCAATTCACCTCGATATCGATGATGTCTTCATCGGATCGGATGTATTCAGCCATGTGGCTGTAGATATCAGCCGGCAAATCGTCGGGATCCGTATCGGATCGGATGATCAGCTTGGCGGAGATCTCTAGGTAGAACGCCCGCATGGGCTGGCCGCCGCTTGGCTAACGGTAGCGATCGCAACCGAGTCTCATGAGATTACAGAGTTGATTTGGCATTGCAGCGCAGGATTCGCGCTACGGTTTCGCGCATGACATACATTCTCCGCATCGGCCCGTGGCATATCGGGCCGTTTGACACGCATCAAGACGCACAGCACTGGGCAGAGCGCCACGGCTGCGATGACTACACCATGATTCCGCTTGATCATCCAGCGGAGGCGCCCATTAGGATCCACCGGCTGCGCATGGCACCACTGGCTATCCCTTGGAGCCCGTAACGCCCAGGTCTGCGTTGTAGCGGCCAACCTCCGCGTAACTGCGTTCTACGGTGCCGCTGACCAGCAGAAACTTCATTTGCCCGAACTTCATGCCGGGCCAGATACCGAGCGGATGCAGTCGGCGCTGATTGCAGATCTCCATCGTCAGTCTGCTGCCATACCACCCCGGATCGCACCAGCCGGCTTCGGCATGGTCCCAGCCCTCGCGTGCGCGGCTGGATTTCAGCACGAACTGAGCGCCGATGTGGTTCGGCAGGTTGAATATTTCTTGAGTTTCAGCGAGGAAAAACTCGCCCGGTTGAATTAGGTACGGATCGTCTGCCGTGTGGCCGAGGATGTCCACTACCTGTAGCTCAGGCGTTTCGGGCACCTCGATCATGATCCGGTTGCCCATCGTCACATCCAAGCTGGCCGGGTTCAGTAGATCTTCATCGAACGGCATCACCATGGCGTGATGCTTGCACAACCGCCGGATTTCATGATCAGGAACGAGCACAGGCCATCAGTAATCCCAACGCACCTTAGCCCTGCTGCTGCGGATGCCTAGGTGGATAAAGCCTTTACAGGCGCCATAGCCGATTGAGTACGGCCAATGCTTATCGCACCAGTTCTGCACCACGTAAGTATCCTCACCATCGATGTAGAAATCGACTGCGCCACATCCCGGCTGATATAGATGCTCACTGTTGCTGGCGCCTCCAGCCTGCCGGTTGATCGCCTCAGGCCGATAGCCCGATGTGATCACAATTGGCCGACCGCCGAACTGCACGCGCACGCGCTCAAGGAATGCGGCTAGCTCCGCTGCGATATCCAGCTGACCCTGATTCTGAAAGCGCCTGGCCTCCTGATCTAGCGCGAACTCTCCCAGTCTGATGTGTGGCGTAATGCGTGCGGTGAATGGGCTGCTGGGCCGGAGCTTGGCTGTTTCCGGTTCTGCCGCAACCTGATGTTGGCCCCAGAGTTTGCCCTCAGCACGGCGGCGGCGCAGCAGGCCAGTTTCCACGTTGGTGCCAGGGTTGCGGTACAACTCCAAGGCTGCGGGCACTTCTGACCACTTGCGATCACGCAGGCAGCGCGTGATGGTCTCGAATCCAGCGGAACCGTAAAAGCCAGCGCCAAGGTTATAGGCGAAGCTCACCAGGGCGCTGCGCTGATTGTCATCCATCACATTCCAGTGCGGGATGGTGGTGCGCAGTTTGTCTGCGGTGCGGTCGATCTCGAGGCGCAGCAACATATCCGCCTCAATCACGTTGATCTTGTCGCCACGCTTGATTGGCACGCCGCCGCTATATCGCGTGGTGCCATAGCCGATGGTCCACGGGTCGCCGCCTGATAGCGGATCAGGGTATGCCGAGAGGTGACAGCCCTCAAACTCCTTTATCAGGGCGATTGCCGCTGTGAGGTCTGTCTGCTTTCCGTCTTGGCTCCACGTCTGGAACCATTCGCGATCCCTGCGCATCACGGCGTCGTAGCCGTTCTTCGCCAGATCGGTCTCTAGCTGCTGAATCGCAGCACTCTGATGCGGCAACGCTTTGTAATACTTGAACAGCTGCTGCAGCGTGATTGATGCATCGTTCGCCATGATTCAACGGCGCTGCTTTGGGAAGGCAATGCGCAGCGCTTGAAAGATCAGCTGCACCCAGCTATTTGATTTGAGCGGCGAGACGGCAATGATCTCAGAGCCAGCTGCCACGATGATGGCAATAATGGCGAGCGTGGTGGCCTGATCCACAGCTAACACGATGGCGGACGTGCTTCCAGCTTAGAGACACGTTGCTCTACCGTCGATAGCCGACCGAATGTTTCGCGGCGATCTTCCTTCATATCTGCGTGAAGCACCTCAAGCTGTGTTGCGATGTGCTCCACAGCTGAGGTCAGTCTGATTACGGCATCACGTGCCTGATCATTCCGCCGGCTGACGCCAGCTGCGCCCATTGCTGCAACGCTGATTGATGCACCTGCCACTGCGGCGATGATCTCGATCATGGCTGCAACGGCTACCTGTCCAGCTTACCGGCCCTGACCGCGTAAGGGTTTCTTGCCGCGGCGGCGTGGCCGTGAGTGCTGGCCGAATCCTTGGCGCGTGGTCTTAGGCGGACCGGGTTGGTGATCAATCCGGGCGGTGCCGGTTTTGGCTTTCACTGCCATGGAAGACCCTGCGCACGTGTCGGGCTCATCTGTTCCGCGATCTGGTTGTCGAGTGCGGTCTGAATCTCTTCGACCTTCTCAGGGCCAAACTTGGCGTGCAACCAGCTGATCACATCTGCCTCGCCGACATCCGCAAAGGGGATCATGTCGTCGGGGTCTGCAGGGTCGAGGCCCAGGCTGCCGTAGGCACCGGCGGTGTACTGATCGTTTTCACTACGAGCATCCACTGTGTAGTGAACCGTTTGGATTTCGCCCGTTGCGCAGAGCCTTTCGAGCTGGGCGACTTTCCAGGTGAAGGTGGTGGCCATGAGTGAGTTGGCGATGGTTCAGGTTAGTGGTGGTGCAACCTGTTGAGTAGGCCGGTTGCCCGCCTAGTGACGTGGACTACGAGAGGTGGGCGCCATTCAGCGCATCCCAAAACGTGTCACGGAGACACTCTTTGTACGCGGCACAATCTCCGCCACGGATAACGGCAGGCCAGTATTCCAGAGCAAGTTCAAGAGCGAACCAGCCCCATAAGAATGAATGATCTCTGATGCTATTCATGAGCTGGTGAGGTTATGAGTAAGGTCACTAGTGAGGTTAGTGAAGGGGACTAATCAGCGCACCAACCACTCTTCAACAGTGGCGGAGATGTCGCGCATCTTGATCCAGCGAGAGCCGGTTACTTGACCTTTGCGGATGCGGAGTTTACCCATCAGACCGACACAATCCCACTCGGGGCGCTGTTCACGGGAGATGTATTCCACGTCAGGGTCGTAAGCAGGGTTTAGCTTGCGGCGCTGTTGGATGACCGTATTGCCATCGTCGTCTGTTACCTCGTAGTCCTCTTGGATGTAGGTGCCGAACTCATCGCGCAGATACTTGCCGCTCCACTTGTTCCAGGCAGCATCACCAACCACGCTTGGGTTACCGGAGATCACACCGATGGGATCTTCGCCAGCTTGAGCTTCACGGATCTTGTCGCCATCTAGAACGACGCTGATGCCACGACGGTCTTCTGCGTTGGGGTTGGAATCAGACCACTCAAAGTATTCGGCATAGTCAGCGCCGCCGCCACTCCAAGAGCCGTCAGCAAAAGCGTTGCCGTCACCGCGAAGAATAAACTCACTATCTTCAGCAGAGTAAGCACCTGAAATACCAGTGAAAAAAGAATAAGCAGTATTTGCAGCTCTGTTTACGGACGCCTCAATTACGCGAGAGGCAAAGGACGCATTCTTCGACCAAGTGATTAGTGTTTGATTATTTGAGTTTGAGTTGACAAATTCGTGGAAAGCGTCATTGACATTCACATAAGTTCCATCTGTGCTTACCTTAAATGCACCCTTTTGGCTAATCCTCATCCGCTCCGTCGGAGAAGACGCCCCATCCGCAGTAGTGGAGAACACTAAACGGCCCGGCATATCATTGAGGCCAGGGGTGCCGTCAACTAAAGCTCCAATAGAAGCTGCAGCAAGTAAGCTTGTCCCATCAGCTCCCATGAACTGAACATTTCCAAGCCCATCTTCAGCCGCTACAATAGTATTCGATCCTACAGTTGTTCCTCTTGTTTTACCCAAAAGAATAGAAGGTTGGCCAATACTAAGAGCATTTCGAATTGCCGAAATACTAGAGTTATCGCCAGTTGTACCTTCGCATTGAATTGACGCCGAACGTGTGCCGTCAATAAGATTTGTACGCGCAGAAGACGTGCCAACTAACAACCTGCCGGAGCTGTCGATGCGAACTTTCTCGCTTGTGCCGGTTGAGAAGATTATTGCGGTCGGTTCTGTTGCTGTGCGATTTACTTGCAGCCAAGTATTTGAGGAAGAAAACGCATCATTGACACAACGAAAACGCAGCGTATTTGCAGTTGTGTTATCGGTGTAGACATCCCACAGTTTTGCATCAGTTGCTGCTGATTCTCCAATCCAGTGATAGCCATTGCCGTTTCTGACACGAACAGAGCCATTCACGTCAAGAGAGGTCTGAGGGCTAGTAGTGCCAATCCCTAGTGACCCTCCCGATGTGAGAGTCATCCTGTCCGTTCCAGCAAACTGGAAACGCAAGAAGCTGGAATCCAGACAACTAATTGCTGCGCCACCGTAACCAGCAGAAAACCGCCCTAGCTCAAGCAAAGCGTTTGCATCAGAAGATAATCTGACAGCGCCGTTGACTTCTAGACTCTTTTGAGGCGAACTAGTCCCCACGCCCACGAGCCCTGCCGATGTGATGCGCAGGCGTTCGCTGGCATTTACGCGAAAGGTTAAAGCGTCATCAGTAAAGTTATAGTTTATATTGCCAATGTTTGCCGTTGTGTCGTTAAACCTGATTGAGGCATTTCCTGTTGTTGACGCATTGAGATTTAGCAGGGTTAGCGCCTGTGAGCTTGAAGCAATATCAACATTCCCACTCGCATCAACAAATAACCGCCCAGTGCCATTAGTGCTGATGGCTACTTGGTCTGCGCCGGGTGAGTAAATGCCGGTGTTGGTGTCGCCTTGAAACCGATACGCCGGAGCTGCTGCAGTGCCCAGCGGCAAATTTGCAGTGC